GCCGCAGCTGCATCTGCGTCGTCAACTAAAGAAGCTCCAAATGTACTGATCGTGCTTGTTTCAACTTTATCCGAGTTAAGATTTGTAAAATTTGCATCTACTTCATTGTTAGTTAGGGGCGAACCCTTGCCCGATCTTGTTACAATAGTAGCCATGATTTACCCCTTTCCTATTAACTTGCTGACAGTGTTATTGTCCAAGTCACGGACATTGTATCATCAGCAGCTTTATTAACAACACTAAATACGGTTCGACAAAGCATATCACCTGATGTTGACGCATTAAAGATACCAGCTTCTGTAACCGCTCCTGTAGCATCTCCAGCCTCAAAAGCAGACACATAAACTACTTTTTCATTATTTGAACCCGCTATAGTTGTACTATCTAGCGCCTCACGAGCGCCAAGCAGTGTTACCAAATCTGTCTGTGAAGCAGCTGCAGCTGTTGTTCCAGATCCAAGCGCCATGTGCGACATGACTCCTTTACTTGCGTCTTTCATACGAGAAGCAATATACTCCAACCCTTTGTTAACAACGAGATTATTTACAGTCCTCTCGTCTTTAACATTTCCGGCCTTGTCCTTTAGGACGATATTAAGCTGACCGGAGAGCTTTAAATTTTCATTTATCATAACGATCTCCTAAAAGGTTTGGGAAGCGCCGACATAGGCTTCCTGAAAATATGAGAAGTCACAATAACCTTGACTCCTTAAAGACCCCGCGTCGGTCATCGAGGTCGTATCTGATGGTCGTTTTCCAAAATCCAAAACGTCTCCATCGGTTACTCCAAAACTATCGGCAAATGCTCTGTTGAAGGTAGTTGCTATCGCAATAACTTCTGTAATCGTCGCAACATTTGTTGTGTTTTTTACAAACTGCATCTCTTGATCGTCTAGTATTGATGCTTCTCCGTCCACGTCGTCTGTTGCATCAACACTGTTAGCGAGCGCTTTTGTAAGAGCTCTAGCAGTAATTGCATCTGTAAAAGCAGGTGTTTCACTCAAACCTTTACCTGCTGATGGTATTAAAACATCAGTTACTGCAGGTGTTTCACTAAAAATTTTACCTAGCCCAAGGGAAGCCGCATCTTCAGCAACTGAAAAACTATCTGCAAATGATCTAGGAAAATTTTTAACTAGTACATCGGTAATAGCAGTTGCGTCCCCAAGTGGTTTTCCATAAGAAATAATATTTTCTTCAGCTACACCAATTGTTTCAGACACTGCTTTATTAAAGGCCAAAACTGCATCTTCTGCTAAAGCAGCACTATCAGTAAGTGTTTTAAAGAAATGTAGTAATGCCCCATCAGCCCCGCCAACACCGTCATCAACAGCATTTACTCCATTACCAAACTCACTCATAAGGAGAAAATTTCCTTGTTCTGCTTTTAACTTCATTTTTGCAATTTGCGCAGTAGTCATCTTAGTTTTAAGTTGAGTAAAAGCTGCGTTAAGTGCGTTTAGAAATACTGCTGATTTTATCTTCATGCAAAATCCTCTCGTATTCTAAACTTAAGAACCTCAAAAATTGTTTCCCTTAAACCTGTAGACCTTACAATTTCTATTTCGCCTTCATATGTACCGGGCTCTTGGTTTAGATCACTAGTTTGCCACTGAATGACGGCAACACCTGTGTCAGCAGTGCCTGGGTTTATATATGCTGCTCTGGAAAATAATACTGTAGATTCTCCAGCAGCTCTAAAATGAAGGGTAACTGTTGCTCCTGTTAAGTCAGAAGCTGTATTGGTATCTTCATCCGTAAATGTAAGTTTTATCTGTGGGCCTGTATCACCTTGAACATAATTAAATGAAGTACTCATTAGTATGCCACCCTCTTTGTTGCGCTACCTGTAAAATTTGGGCCACGAACACGCGTTCCCACACGACGATAATCTCTTCGCTTTGCAGCGTCTGCGTCCTTCTTGAACTCTGTCTGATAGTAAATTGATAGCTCTGGGCTTGTCCATTCTTTATTTGGAATTGAAGTTAGCATACCAATAGCTCCGTAAGCAATACAACGGCCATAAGTTTGATAAATCCAATCTTCGATACCAGTTGCCGTAAGTTTTGTTTTTAACACACCAGTTCCTGTAAATTCATATTTTTTATCAGGCGTTGGATAAAATTTTATAGAAGCATCTTGATAAATTGCGTAATACTTAGGACACCCTTTTTCATTAAAAGCGGTAGTAGTCAAATGCCTATCTGTAATGCGAGGAATACATCTGCCATCAAGAACAATTTCATAAATGTTTTCAAGAACAGCTTCGCTTGAAGGTAAAAATATAGCGTAATCCGCAACATTTTTGACTGCAAAATCTTTTTCTATATCGAACCGCCATATCTCACTACGTTGAAGAAATCTTGCTGCAGCTTCTTGCAAATGAGACTCCATAACAATTTCAGGACACCCCGGCACGTAAGGTTGTATATAAGGGTAGAGTTGATCCCATAAAACCGTTGCCATTACGCTACTGCCCTCCCTGTTGTTGGTGTGACAGCTGCATCTGCCTGTGTTTTAACCCCGATTGCAGCATTAAAAGCCTGATACGCAGCCACCGCACGAGCTTCATTTGCTCCGTATTCTGCATCTTTTGAGTAAGCACGGTATAATACCCAGTCTGTAATTGGGCTTAAGTATATATCGTCTAGCAGTATTACTGTAGTATTATTATTTGCTGGGTCTAACTGACTTTCAGTTAAGGCATGTGCGCCCGGAGCATCAGTATAGATAACCTCTAGTTGAGCTGAAGAAGTAGCCGGAGGGTATACATAAAATTCTTTAGGGATTCGAGGATCGTATGTGTAATGCTGAATATTATCAGTTTGAGTTTCAGTATGCCAAGTGGGGCGTTGGTCGTCTAAAACAGCTCTATCAACAACTCTTACCACTTTTTTGAGTGACCCAGTTTTAAGGTTTCTAGTTATATCAAGCAGGCGTAAAGCTGAAGGAAACCCCCCGCTTGACGCAGTTAACTCTTGTTTTGTCCCAGCTGCGCATGTAAATGTTGCACATTTTGCATTAGCATCAGGTCTTAATAAAACAATACTTAGATAAGATTCATTCAACCAACTTTGAAGTTCTACTCTAGGCCAACGTACTCCTGTGTCCTGTAAAATAGACTCAACGCGTGAGATTATGTCTATTACTTTAAATGTCGCCATTTTCCCAAGCTTCATTTATATTAGGTGTAGAGGGGTCATCTCCTCTTAGTGTGCCGTCTTTATTACGCGCACGTACTTTTTTTTCGGGTTTGGAATCTTGATTAGCGCCAGCCAGCTCTAGCCCTTTTTCGTTAAGTTTAAACTCGTTATCTACAATGCCCCCAACCTCAACAGGTTCGCCATCAATTATAACTATTGCTTTATTACTAACTATTTCGCCATTAAGTTTTTTAAGTAGTTGGTATACATCCATCACAAATCTCCAATAAAAGTAGGGGGCCGTGAGGCCCCCCTTTGTTGTTAGGAAGGATCACCTACTAACGCAGTAACTAAAGCTTCATTTTTAAGGACTTTTCGGCCATATACCGCTAATCCTCTAACTTTGTCACCAAAGTCAGTTTGGTTACGAAGCTGCTCAGTTTTACTGATTTGCGAAGCAAATGAACAAGCAGCTGAAGTACCTGCTACCATCATTCGTCTAGGTTTAGCATTGGAAAGTGATGCCCCAGCTGATGTTGCGGTTAAACCATTAACAAGTGCCTTACTAGTTGTTCCTTTTGGAAGAAGGTTAGACACATAAACAGTAAACCTATCTAACATACCAACTTTACCTGTTCGGATGGTGCTAGCTTGATCGCCTGTAAAGTAAGCTTGTGCAATGTCAGTCTGCATAAGAAGATGACGATCTTGCGGACTCATAATTAACCAACGACCGTCCTCTGGAACGCTTTGCTCATCAAGAGCAGCAGACATTTTAAGGATAGTGTTTAGTACATTTTTTGGAGTTGCCTGATCAATTGGCGCAGTATCTGACCCTAAGTTATAAGCTCCTGATTTTGCACCTGCAGTAGTACCTTTGTTTGCTGTTGCAGCACCTTCGGTTACAAAGTATTGAAAAAATACTTCGTTCTCGATTGAAATTTTAAGTTGTTTTGCAGCATCCTCAGTAAACATGTTCATAAGATCCATGTCGGCTTGGTAAGCAAGCACATCATTAACCTGAACACTAAAGTATTTACCTTTGTTGATTTGCATATCAACGGTAATAGGTACTGGAACCTCATCACTTAGTGTCATACCAGCGCCAGTGTAATCATTAATAGTGATTGATGGAGCAGTACGAATTGTGATTGTGTCACCCTGATTTTGAATTTCGCCTTCCCAATCAGTGTTAGCGATTTCAGTCATCATGGTGTTCGCATAGAATTTTGCATTCAGCTTCTGCGACCAAAGCTGAGGAATAAATGTCGATGAATACGACGGGTTTGTGTCGAATGCGCCTGAGCCTACGACGGGGAATACAGCAGCCATTTTGGGCCTCCTTTAAAAAGTTAGTATTGAGACGGCTGCTTTCCAGTTAATCTGTTAGAACTAAGCTCTAACGCGATTTTCCATATATGCAGCAGTCAGTTCTGCTTCAAGTTTTGCCGCATCTTCGTACTTTCCCTTAGTATTTAACGTCCGAACTTTTGTCCAACCATTATCCATATCTCTTGCAGAGTAGGTTTTGCCGGTTGGAGTTACGGGCGTTTTTACAGAGTTAGCACTCCGATTTGGCGCGACCTGCTTTTCAAGTTCTTGTTTAGCTACGGGTACTTGAGGCTCGTTTGATGTTTCAGGTAATGATGCTTTCCAAAGCTTTATATAATCAGCTATGGCTTCTGCATCGCCCTTATCAAACGCTTCCTGAGCTTGAACTCTTCGCGGGGCTCGTAACATAGGATCATGTTCATTTAGCCACGCTATCCAACGTTTATCATTATCAACATCAGCAAAATCAGGAATTAAATTCATTAATCTCTGACTAAAGCCGACATCTCCAACTTGTTTATTAGTACCCGCAACTTGATCTTGCAGTTCCTTAATAACCTTGTTTTGCTGCTCTAGTTTTTCCTCATAATCATGAGCAACTTCTTGAGCAACTTTACGTTGGACGTTCAACAAATCTTCACCAAACTCTTCTCGATCTGCGTCGGTCACTAAACTGACTTTCTCCTTCGGCTTTGTCGGCGCTTCTTTTTTTGCAGTCATTTCCTTTCGGAAAGTGCTTATTTCCTCTGTTAGCTGCTTAACTTGTTGGTGCAGCCGAGGAACTTCAGCGTCGTACTTACCTTTAAGGGTGTTGTACTTCTGCTTAAAATCGTCCTCTACGTCCGTCGGTGGCGTGTCAGCTGGCTTTACTTCTTCAGATTCAGCTTTTTTAACCTCCGTTTCTGTCTCAGATTTTGTTTTAGTGTCCGGTTTGATCTCTTCTTCAGAAGTAGTTCCTTCTGCTTTAGAGTCAGATTGGGCTTGTAACGCTTTCTCGAGCTCTTCAACTTCGTTTAATTGTTTCTGTACCTGTTTTGGTAACGCCATATTTTTCTCCTTAAAGCTCCAACTCTGTTTTGCAGCGCCCGAAGGTAAGCTGCGCCCGTCTTTGGTCTGCTTCGTCGTGCTCTTACGAGCGGTTTGCTACTTTAGGCGAATCGTCAATTGCCTTCAGTAAATCTTTAAATGCTTCGCAGCGCCCCTGCAGACGGTGGATTGTAACCATGTCATCTGCTTGTATTAACCGCGAAACGGCTTTTTCGATTTGCTCTTCAAGCAACGCTTTTAGAGCGGTATCGCCTGTTTCTTTTATTCTTAGCAACCCGTTAATTTGTTGCTGAGTACAAAGATTCAAGTCAATCATGAGGAAAGAATACTAAATATGTGATAACGTGTCAACAGATTGATAGCTTATTGTCCATTTGGTCGTGGGCTAACTAAATTTTCCTGACGTCCGCCTTGAGGCGTACCATCTTCTTGTAAATTTTCTTGCGCTGCTTGAGCTTGCATTTGTTGCATCATCATAGCTTGCTGTTGCGCCATTTCCTGTTGTTTTTGAACATCTTCACGGGATGGAACAAGACGATCCACATTTGTGTTAAGATTGCCTGCCATATCACGCATGAGCTCAGCTGTACCCGGAAGACCAACAATCTGTTGCGCAATTGGACTTTCCAATACAAGACGCAAGAACTCGTTTTTACGTACAGCTTCTGTTTCTTTAACCACCAGAGACATAGCACCTCGTGCTAATATCTCTACGTCACCGATAAGATCAGGATCGTCAGCATATCTGAGGTTTCTCTGGTATTGTCGCTCGAGCATTGGACGTAAAACGTCAAAATCAATATTACTTATAACCTGCTTGATAGATTTCCCTGCGTTACTCATAAGCATTGACAGACCGGACGAAGTTCGTCCTGCACCCGGCACATGAGAGCCTGTCATATATTTAGGTATACCAGACACCTCATCAGCCAAAACCATAAACTTATCAAAAACTCCTAAGAGCTCTGCAGCATTAGAATTTGGTTGAAAAAATGTCATTGGGGGCGAGGAATCGTTGTAATCAGAGGCTTGAAACTGCCAAATTTTCCAAGGGTGCATCTGCGTGATGTCCTCGCCCGGAGGGAGACGACTGATATTTACACCAACTTGAGGGCCGGAAGATATACCCATATTATTTGCAAGTGCTCTAGCAGCAGCATTACACATATTTTGAGCGTCCATACACAAATCGGAGACTCCGTTACCGTCTAAGCGACCTGGAATTTTCTCAAACGAAGTAACGTAGTAGGGCTTACGACCGATAGGGTCATAATTCAAAACAGCACGAATGACAGTATTATGCACCATCCATACTTCACAAGGATAAGATTTTTGCGGATCAGGAATTTCTTCTTCAGATAAACCCCACTCTAATAGTAGATCCCCGGGTATTGTATCCCACAATTGTATAGCCGCAACAACATCTGAGCTAGCCTCATCCATGTCAACGCTGGTTACATCTTCATACTCTTGATGCTCCTGATCAAGCCAATTCATTCCTCCAGCACCAAAATCTATTAAAAGTGATCTTACAGATGCTTCATCATATCCTTCGACACCAATCATATTTTCGACATCTTCACGAGTAAGATGGTGTACCTCAATTACAGGCATGTTCTGTACGTCATCGCCCCACGGACACCAATAAAATTTGAAAGGATCAACTCGTTCCCACTCATCTCGAATAACTTCTACAACTCCTAACCCACCTTCAACGTATTTCATTGTCTTTCGTTTTCGTGGAGTAGGCCCTTTCATTATCGCGTAAGGAAATGTCGCAATATCGTTAGTAAATTCAAACAGAGCTTTGGTGTACCCACCCTCTGTCATCTGGTCTTCCATTTTCTTTTCCATGCGCTCAACGCGCTTTTCAGCTTCAAACTTCATAGCGCGCATGGCTGTGTCTTTCATACCACTAGCGAGCTCTTTTAACTCATCTTGCGTTGGTGGTGCATTTCCAGCTTGATAATACGCCATGAGATTTTGCCGCATTATGTTCTGCATGTTTTGCGCAACATCAGGAGGTACTTCAGGTATCGGCGTAGCAGAGAGCGACCAAGGTTTATCCTGTCCCTGCCCTAAAAGTGTATCTCTAAGCCATGCTGTCGCTGTACGACACTTTGCGCTCACAATACCCATAAAAATTTCTGATCCACCATGTTCTCGTATTTCTGCTAGTTTGTTTGGATCGTACTCCATGTTTCTTGCACGAATACAATCTATAAGTCTGTCTTCCAGCTCATCTCTAAAATGTTCTCTCATCATCTCCCAACGTCGACGCACATGAGCTGCCAACCCTTGCGCCATAGGAGTGCCTTGATTCATGTCAGACTGTCGTTGCGCTTCCGCTTCTATATCACTAGAACGGGCAACGGGTATTATAGAGGGGCCAAGGTTCATTATTCACAAATATCATCAAACCGATAACGCGTCAACAGATTATGTCCAACCTCCCGCTGACACTTTAACGACTTCTTTTCTCTGCACGT